GGGGAATCATCGGGGTCAACGACCTGCATCTTGCCGCTCGGCAGCGTCTTGTACTTCATCGCCGCGAGCTGCGAGCGAAGCTGCGGGATATCGGGAAGACGGATGAGGCACTCGCCCGGCTTCCCTTCGATCTCCGCCATCCGAGAGCGGAGCAGCCACGCGTCCTCGGCCTTGCGGTTCGCGAAGCGCGTGCCGTCCCCTGCGGCGTCGCTCGCGCGGTATTCCTCCGTCGGGTAGCTGTCCGCGGTGAGCGAGTCGAAGACGCCTTTCCCGATGCCGATGCCGTCCACGCGGAGGGGGATCTGCTCGGACTCGGGCGCGAAGAGCGCGGCGATGCGGCGGGCGTTCCCCTTCGTTCGCATCGTGTCGCGGTCGTGCCAGCCTTCGACGTGGAGGACTTCCGCGCGCTCCTCCGGGTCCGTCCCTCTCACCACGGCGACGACGCTCTCGTCACCCTTCTCCGAGCCCGCCACGTCGAGGCCCGCGAGCAGTGCGCCGTCTTCGACGTGCCACTCCTGCGCTATCGCGCGCTCGATCCATGAGTAGGGGAAGAGCGAGCCTTCGCCGCTCTCGATGTACTGCGCGAGAGCGCGCGCCTTGTAGGTGTCGGAGTCTTCCTTCCACTCCTTGAGCCGCGCTTCTTTCCACTCACGCTTGCCCGGGACACCGTCGCGGATGAGGTCGTCCACCGTAACGACGACGCGGATTACGTTCGGGTCTCCTCCAGCATCGCGTTCGTAGAAGCGCCCGCTGCGAAGGGAGGGCGTGGAGATCCAGAAGTCGTACGTCTCCGGCGCATCGAGCATCCCGGCAGTAGAGTCGAAGATGCCGTCTTCGACTTCCTTCGCTTCGTCCACCACGCGGAATGCGCACGTCGGAGAATGGTGCCCCTCGAGATTCTCCGGACGGTCAGAAGCGGCGCCTATGGCATACCAGCCCTCCGCGTCCTCGCGCTTGCCGTTGCGCGTGCGCGTCGCCTGGAGCTGCGTGTCGAGCATCCGCCCCCAGCCTAGATCACGGAGGAGAGATCCCGCGTAGAGGCGCCCGATCTCCGGCCAGAGTAGGCGCTCGACGCCGTCCCACGTCGGAGCCGTCGTGAGCGTGCGGGACTCCGGGCGCGTCGAGACGATCCACAGGACGAGGCACGCGATGGCGAACGTCTTCCCCGCGCCGTGGCACGTCCGGAGATGCGCCTCGATGTGCGGCTGCTCGCCGCGCGCCCGCGCTTCGAGGATGAGGCGCTTCAGCTCGCGGAAGAAGTCCCGCTGCCAGCGGCGGAGCTTGGCGCGGAGGATGACGCGGGCGAACTCCTCCGGGTCGTCGTGGACCCGGAGGAAGATGTCCGCCAGGAGCGCATCAGGAGCCAGAGGGCGGCCCCTTGAGAAGCGCCTCATGCGCTGCCGTGATGGCGCCCGCGACGTCGCCGGTCCCGCTCATCTCGATCTCGCGGCGGTCGCGCCACTCCTTCGGCTGTCGGTTCTTCAGCCAGAAGATCATGGCCGTGACGTTGCCGCCGACTGCCGACTTGTAGAGCGCGCTCTGCACTCGGTCATCAGCGATCTTGCGGGCCTCGTCTGCGCGGGCCTTCTCGGCCGGGCGCTTCTCCATGTAGCGGTCTAGCGTTGCCTTCGAGACGGAGATGAGATGCGCGGCCCCGGCTATGTCCGCGCCGATCCGCAGCGCCGTTACCGCCTCATTGAACTTCTCGGGAGTGATCTTAGGGGCGGCCATACGCCGTTACTTTACAGCCACCCACCCAGCGAAGTTCAGGTGCCTCCAGAAACACTCCACCGTCCGGAATCCGGCGTCACGGAGGAGGTCTTCATTCCACTTCGCGGTCACGGGGACGAGGATGCCTTCAAGCGCGAGGGCCTTCCGGTCTATCTCATCCTGCGTGTAGCCGGCGTCGAGCTTCCGCGCCGCATATAGCGTCGAGAGAAGCTGGTCCGCACCGTAGTTGTGGCCAAGGACCTTCTCCACGAGTACGAACGCTCCGCCGTGCGCCGTGTGCTGAAAGACGTTCGCGACGATCCGCTGCCGGTACTCGATCGGCGTGAACTGAAGAGTCAGGACGCTCAGCGTGAGGGATGCGTTGACACCTGGGTAGGTGTGGCGGAGGTCTCCCTTCTCGAAGAGCGCGACGCCGGTATCAACCCAGCCCTTGTACCGCTGCCTGACTGCGGCCAGCATCGGCTCTGACGCTTCGATCCCGCGAAACCTCACGTATGCCCCGAAGCGATCGAAGAAAGGAGCGAGAGCCTCACCGCGTGAGCAGCCGAGATCGACCACGTCTGTCTTAGGCGCGACGAACTTCGCGCCGACCTCGAAGACGAGACGTCGCATCTCGTGATAGTTCGGGACGGAGCGCGTGAGCATGTCATCAAAGACGCGCGTCACCTCCTCATCGAACTCCCAGCGCGGCGGGGCATAGCCGGTGTCGCGCGGGGCGGCCTCTTGCGTAGCCTGGGCTTCTGTCATGTTGCCTCCTTTCTCATGGCGAGAAGCATCGGAAGAAGCCCCCTCGCCACCGCTGCTGAAACGGGAGGAGGGACGGCACGGCCGAGCCTCTCCCACTGCTGCTGGTATGACCCCGTGAGGATGAAGTCATCCGGGAATCCGCAGATGCGCCGAAGCTCCGCTATCGAGAACTTCCGGCATTCTGTTGGGTGCGTAACGCTCGCGAGTCCCGCGTTCCCGCCCGCCGCCGTGACGGTAGGGGCTGGGGATTCGAGAGAGGGCCGGACCAGCTGAAAGTATTTCTCTGACCACCCGCCGGCCTTCAGCTTCTCCCACTCGCGTCCTGTCGCGTGGCGCGTCATCCACGCATCCGATTCGACCTTGTACCGCGTCTGTTCCGGATCGGATACGAGGATGGCGTTCATCGGCCGGTCGATCTCAGACTCTACGCGAGCGAACCGTGGGCCGGTGCGTCCGGTAATGCTCCTCACCCACGGAAGCGCGTCTCCGACGGAATACCTGTACGAGAGCGGCTTTGGCCAGACGGGCGCGGCGCCGAGGTCTTCACGGACGCCTTGGAAGATCAGGCGGACGCGAGACTGTGGGACTCCGAGCCAGGACGCATCGAGCAGCTTCGCCTCGACACGATAGCCGCATGACTTGAGCTCACGGAGGATCTCGAGGAAATACCCCTTGGCCTTCCCTTTCACGAGCCCTGAGACGTTCTCCGCGATGAAGGCCCGAGGCTGAAGGCCGCGGAGCAGGCGCACGTACTCGAAGAAGAGGTCATCCGTCCGCTGCTCGGAATCCGAGTACGCCTTGACCTTCCCCCATCCCTTCTCACGCTTCCCGGCCGTTGAGAAAGACGCGCACGGCGGAGAGCCGTCGAAAAGGTCTACCTCCCCGCGCCGGAGCGAAACGGCAGAGAGGATCTCTTCCGGCTGAACCTTCCGTATGTCCCGCGTGTCGAGGATGGAGCGGGGGGACGCGTTCACGCGGTAGGTCTCCGCTGCAGCAGGGATGAACTCAGACGCCCACGCGACGCGATAGCCAGCCATCCTGTAACCGAGGCAGGAGCCTCCGCATCCCGAGAACGTCGAGATGACGACGGGGCGAGCGTCTCCGTCTGCCTCTTCCAGAGCCCGCGTTTCTTCGAGTAATGGAACGCGGTAGGGAGGCTTCTCCGGCATCACTTCCCGTCGCTCCACGCGTAGCCGCACTTCGGGCACGTACAGTTCACCGAGAGGTTTTCATCAACGGAGGGAAACGCGTCCGGAGGAGACGCGGGCTCTTTCGTGAGAGCCGCGAGCATCTCCTTCACCGCGTCGTCCTCCGTCGAGACGTCCGCCAGGAGGGACTTCAGCGCCTCCTCGTCGGCGTCCGCCATCGCCGCGAGCGGGTCGAGCGTCAGGAGGATCTTGTCGGCCTCCGCCTCCGTGACGTCGAGGACGAGGACGGGGACCTCCATCTCAGGCGTCGTCTCCGCCCGGAGGTGGCCGTCTATGAGCATCAGGCCGGCGGGCGTCTCCCTGGCGAGAAGGGCTCCGGCGTAGCCGATCTCCGAGAGGACCCCCCTCAGCGCCTCCCGCTGTGCCTTCGGATGCCGTCTCCAGTTCCGGGGATTCGGGATGAGGTCCCGTGCCGGGACGCGGCGAAGCTCGAGGATGCGGTCGCGGATCGCTGTCGCTTTCACGATGCTAAGTCTACATCCGGCTTTTTAGGGTGCCTCTCCCTTTTCTCTCCGGGGGCCGGTAGAAGCCACCCAGCCCCGTTCCCCTCCGTCCCCCCTCCCGGCTCCGCCTCCCCCTGCTCTTCACGCTCGAATCCTGATTCCGGGGCGTTTTAGGGCCGAACCAGCCCCGCCCCGAAGGGGCTTACCTTGGATCTCTCTTAGACCGGGGATCTACCCTCTCTATTTACATCTCCGTCTCCGTACGTGTCAGAAACGGTTACGGTGTTACGGTAACGTTACGTAACGTTACCTGGGCGCTGTTACCGTAACGTTACCGGCCTATCCCCCGCGTAAAGATTCCTCTTTACTTCCCGGAAACGGATGGGATATCTTCCACGCCATGAGAGACACCAGCCCATCCGACCCCGTCACAGAGCTCCGGTCCCACCTCTTCCGTCACTGGACGTCGCAGGCGGAGTTCGCCCGGGCTGCCGGCGTGTCGCCCGTGGCGCTCACGAACTACCTCGTCGGGCGGCGGGGCTTCTCGCCTCGCGTGGCGGCTGCCGTCGCCCGGACGGTGGCGCGTAAGGAGGCGAAGTCGCGCCTGAGCCTCGAGAGGCTCCTGGGGCTGGCGCCATGACGCAGGAGAATCTCGCCATCGAGTTCCACGACGTGAAGCCGGACGCGCTCGGCCGTCGCCACTTCACGCTGACGTGGAGCGATCCGGACGGCATCTACCGTGAGGAGCTTTCCAAGGGAGACCGGCTGCCCGTTGGCTATCGGCGCGGGCAGGTCTTCTTCGCGAAGCCCGAGCAGTACGGGTTCCTCGAGCAGGATGTGTGATGACGCACGAAGGAGTCGTCCGTATGTCGTTCTCGGGCCTCGGCGCGACGACGGCGCGCGACATCGAGATCCCGGTCCTGTACGAGGGGACGGGGCTCGCGCTCACGCTGATCTCGACGCTCGGGCGCCCGCACCTGTTCCAGTTCCGCGAGCTGTCGCCGCTCGAAGGTGGAGAGCCCGGCGTTCTCTACCTCGAGAGCGTGACCGCCTGAAAAAGAAAGGGGCCGGTAGGGGCCCATTCCTACCGGCCGGAGCGAAAGGAGACCACGTGTCGCGAAGCGACCGAATCGTAACCGCCCTCGAAGTCCTCGTCAACGGGCCTCCGCCCGTGCCGGTGTCGTCTATCCCGCTCTCTCGTGCCCGGCTCTGCGCGGAGCGCGAATGCTCGATGGTGTTCTCTAGTGACGACTCGAGAGCGTGCCCCGCGTGCGGGTCTGACTCCGTCTCCGTCGCTACGCTGGCTCAGACGACGAGCGCCAACGTCCTCGAGTTCCGGCGGCTGCTCTCGATTCGCGGACGAGAGGCGCTGCTCCATCGGATCGCGAGGCAGCACCCCGACACGATCGCGGGCCAGTACGTCGCGGAAGGTGCGCTGTGACCGACTGCCCGGCCTGCGCCCTCAAGGACCATCAGCTCGCGCTCCTGACCCACTCCCTCGAACGCCAGACAGAGGCGTGCTCCGCTCTCTCCGCGCGTCTCGCCGAGCGGGATCACTGGACCAGGGAGCGCATCGCGGGAGAGCGCCGGAACGCGTCCGCCCCTGCGTCGCGCGAGAGACTCGTCAACGCGGTCCTCGGCGTGGTAACGGCGCCGTCGGAAGCGGCGTGGCTGGAGCTTCTGGGCTCAGCGACGCGGGCAGTCGAAACCAGCGGAATGCTCGACACGCTCTCCCCTGCCCCGCCCGCACAGCAGGAGTCCCCGTGGTGTCCGAACTGCAAGGCGGAAGACTGCCAGTGCGTCCCCGCGCAGGCCCAACCACTACGGCTCTTTGACGGGGCGTCGCCCGCTCTTCGCGACCTGATTCTCGAGAACGACCGCGCGATTCTCTCCGGCCAGACTTCACTCGAGGCCAATACCGCCGCCGCCGTCGATCGCGCGCGGGCGAAGGGATCGCTCTACCCGTGCCCGAAGTGCGGCCACGAGAAGTGGCTCGGCAATCTGTGCTTCGGCTGCGAAGTCGGCCCCCCCACGGAGGACGCCGATGTCTGAAGCATCCAAGCTCGGACGCATCGCCTCGCTCCAGGCCGAGATGTACGCAGCCGTGTCCCGCATCGAAGGGATGAAGGCGCTGAACCAGTGGCGCGAGTCACGCGGCGAGGCGCAGGCGTACGACGAAGACGCGTTCCATGCCGAGAGCAAGACGCTCTACCACATCGCGGTGTCGCTGCGGGAGGTGGCCGATGCCTAACGCACGCAAGAGGGCCGAGGAGGCGCTGGCGACTTTCGACGCTTTTGCCGCTCGGAAGTGGGACGACGACAACCCCGAAGCGCCGACGCTCCGTGAAGCGGTGCTGGCGATGGAGGCCGCCCTCCGCGCCCTCCTCGCCGAAGAGCCCGAGGCGCCGAAGCGTTGCCAGTGCGCCGCCCCTGACCACTGCGCGGCGGGCGATGCGCCGCCGGAGGTGCGGGACGCCGCCGCAAGCGCGGGGGAGAAGCCGTGAGCTACGACCCTCTCCTCTCTCTCCCCCTGACCTGGGAGCAGTGGGGCGCGATCCTGATTCCCCTCTACATCCTCCTCGTCCTCTGGATGCGCTGGTGCATGCAGAGCATCAAGCCCTCCGCACTGAAGCGGAAAACGAAAGGAGATCCCTCATGACCCCGAACGAAACCAACGCTCTCGCAACAACGCAGCCCGGCGCGCTCTCGTCGCCCGCGTCCTGGACTCCTGAGCAAGTCGACCTGCTCAAGCGGACCTACTGTCGGGGCGCATCCGATGACGAGTTCGCTCTCTTCCTCGGCGTCTGCCGCCGGACGCGCCTCGACCCGTTCGCGCGTCAAATCTACGCCGTGAAGCGGTATGACTCCCAGCTCAAACGCGAGGTGATGAGCACGCAGGTCGGCATCGACGGGTTCCGCCTCGTCGCGGAGAGGACCGGCGAATACGAGGGGCAGGCGGCCACGCAGTGGTGCGGCAAGGATGGCGTCTGGCGCGACGTCTGGCTCGAAGCCGAGCCGCCTTCCGCTGCGAAAGTCGGCGTCTACCGGAAGGGATTCAAGGAGCCCCTCTCGCGCGTCGCGCGGTTCGTCTCCTACGCGCAGCGGAAGTCCGACGGCGGGCTGATGCGGATGTGGAACACGATGCCCGACGTGATGATCGCGAAATGCGCGGAGGCGCTCGCGCTCCGCGCCGCGTTTCCGCAGGAGCTCAGCGGCCTCTACACCGCCGACGAGATGGGGCAGGCCGAGAACGACGTCGCCCCGCCTCCGCCGCTGGAGCCGCTCCGCAAGGCTGCGCCGCCCGCCGCGAGCGCGAAGAGCGCGCCGCCGCCCGCGCAGAAGACGCGGCCCGCTCCCGCGCCAAAGGCCAGCCCTGACGACGTGATCGACGCTGAGGTGGTCCCGCCCCCGACAGACCCCGAGGACATCTTCCCCGACGAGGACACGCCTGCGCCGGCCCCGCCGAAGAGCGCGCCCGCTCCGCAGGGAGAGCCCGACATCGCGCAGGGCTTCATCGACCGGATCAAGAAGTGCCGCAGCGTCGAGGCCCTGGACCTGATCGCGAACGACATGCGCGCCGTCTACGGAAGCAAGAGCCCGAAGGCCGTCGTGACCGCATACCGCGAGCGCGAGCGGCATTTCAATTCCGAAGGCTGACGCCTTCACCTGCGAAGCGAAAGGAAACGCCCAGTGAAATTGACAGCGAAGAAGACCGCCCCGAAACCCGCGAAGGCTGATGACCGCTACCGCCTCCGCCTCCCGTCCGCATCCTCGCTCTCGCGCGCGATCCGGTGCCAGGCGAGCACGATCATCTCGGGAGTGAGAGAGCCGTCCACCTACGCGCAGGAGCGCGGCACGATGATTCACTCGTTCTGCGAGGTCGGCATCACGAAGGGCCGAGGCCCTGCGATGGACTGGCTCGAAGCGCAGCCGACCGCCACGGAGGACCAGAAGGAGTTGTGCGGCAAGATCGACCTTGCCGGGCTCCCCGAAGGCGTCGAGGTGGAAGCCGCGTTCTCCTACGACGAGCGGCGCCACAACGCGACGCGCCTCGTGATGTCGAGTCACCGCGACTATCCGGACGACAAGCTCTATCACGGCACGACCGACCTCTGCGGAATGGTCGACGATGAAACGGTCTACGTCGGCGACATCAAGAGTGGAGACCATGAGCCGGCGAAGGACTCGTGGCAGCTCCGCTTTGCCGCACTCGCCGCCGCCGCATGGACGGGAGCGAAGAAGGCTCGCGTCGAGATGCTCCGGCTCTGGCCCTCGGGCAAGTGGGGCAGGGACGCGCACGACCTCACGGCGGAGGATCTCCGCGACGCGCGCAACGCGCTCCTCGCCCTCTCCGAGCACATGCGCACGGCCACGCCGCTGACGCCCGGCTCCTATGAGATCGGCCCGCACTGCAAGTACTGCCCCGCTCTCCGCGTCTGCCCGGCTCAGACGGCGATGGTCCGCGCCATCGAGCCGACGCTCGCCACGTACGCCAGCGAGAGCGGACTCCCGACGCTCTCCGGCTACGACGTCGTGCACGTCTTCCAGCGCCTCCAGCGGTACGAGGACGCGCTCAAGGCCGTGCGCGCGCAGATTGAGACGATGGTCGACGCCAACGGCGGGAACATCGTCGGGGAAGACGGACGGCACCTCGTCCTCCAGAGCACCGAGCGCCGGACGGTCGACGACGGCGCGGCCTCCGTGCTCGTCGAGGAGTTCGGAGCCGAGTGCTACCCGGCGCTGAGCGTCAAGGTCGGGGCGCTGCGGCCCGTGATGACGAGCCGCCTGAACGACCTCGGTCTCATCAGCATCACGACGACGAAGCCCAGCCTGAAGCTCGTCAAGGCGAAGTAGGACGCCCCTCCTGGCGGGCGGGGCTTACCATGCCCGGTGCCCCGCCCGCCCCTCCTCGTGACGCGAAAGGAGATTCTCATGGCCCTTCCCGTAGAACGCGCCGGCCCCGTCTGTTGGGCCGTCGAGCCCTCCCCGGATCGAATCGGATTCCGCAAGCGGCTCCTCCTCGGTCAAGACGCTCTACCGCCAGCCACCCTCTACACCGCGCTGGCCGAGGACGCCGTCGACCGATGGATCGAGCGGAACGTGGCCGAGGAAGATGAGCGCGCCGAGTTCGAGGCGCGGCAGGCTAACCTCTTCGACACGCCTCCGACGCCGGCCGAGGTCGGGGAGGAGGGAGCAGCGAAGGCGCTGGCAGCCGCCTCCTCCGCGTGGAGAGAGTCCGCGTGGCGCTGGATTCTCGCCCGCAACGTCGGCACGCGCCTCACCTCCGACGATCTCACCGAAGCCGTCGGCATTCCCCCCGGGCATCCTCACGCCGTCGGCGGCATCATCAAGAACGCAGCCACTGCCGGTTACCTCGCGAAGAGCGGGCACTACGTCGAGAGTCACCGCGAGTCCTGCCGGGGCGCGGCGCTCGCCGTGTGGATTCGCACGGAGCGGACATGAGGCTCGTCGACGAAGCCCGCGGCGCGATTGACGGCCCTACGCCAGGGGCCGGACCGCAGGTCCGCGCCGTTGAGCGCGCGCTGCTCGGCTCCCTTCTCATCGACTGCTCTCTCCTGACGATCGCCGTTCTCGACGGCCTCAAACCAGACCACTTCACATCCCCCGGGCACCGGACGATCTTCGCCGCGATGCTCGCGAGGCGCGTGAAGAAAGCCCGCTTCGATGCCGTCCTCCTCTCTGCGGATCTCGAGGACGCGGGCTCGCTCGAGGACATCGGCGGGGCCTCTTACCTCTCCTTCTGTCTCTACGACACGGACCTCGATTCGATCTCCGAGTACATCGCGGTAGTGAAGGACGCCGCGCTTGCGCGCCGGCTGGCAAAACGTGGGGGGGCACGATGAGAGAGCTTCACTTCGTCTGCACCGATTTCCCTGGACCCGGCAGCGAGTGCGTCTTCGTAGAGTGCGAGGACGGAGAGGGCCACGGCGTCCACGCCGGGGAATGGGTACGGCGTCCGGATGGATTAGTCGCTCTCGTCGTCAAGGCGGACCCCGCGCCCTCACTGAACCCGGATGCCGGCCACGTCGTCGCGATGCTGACCGGGCTGCCCGTCGTGCTCAACGGCGTGCTGCCTGAGGGTTCGATCTTCATGCACCCGCGGACGTTCCGCGGGTTGCCGCCCGAGCGCCCATCGTGGCTCGACCGGATGCGTGCGGAGGCGGACGCAAAGGCGAAGGCCGCACCGCCACTCGACGGTGACGGGCGAGACGGCGACAACGGCAGCGGGCCGTTTGAGGGATGAAGGCGTGACGCTACTCGTTTATGACGCCAGCCAGTACGGGCTTGATCGCCCATACCTCGCCGTCTTCACAAAGAACCGGGTCCGCTACTCGTGGGGGCTCTCGTGGCTGCTCCGCTGGTATCTGCGCCGCTGCGAGAAGGCTCATCGCCCGTGGCAGCTGATGCATCCATTCCCGGACGCCGGGAAGAATCTCGTGTGGGAGATGCGCTGCGTTCACTGCTGCTGCGTTCACTTCGTCACCACGCCACACGGAGAACGCCCGTGAGGCCCGCTCGCGTACGCATCGCTGCGGAGATCGCCACCGTGAAGGCCCGCCTCCGCGAGCTGGAAGAACTGGAGGAGGAGTTCGCGCCGACGCCGGACGCTGACCTCCCCGTCAACCTCCCATCGTTCCTCGCTGAGCCCGCCACTGATTTCGACTGGCTCGTCGGAGGCGAGATCGCGAAGGGGACGACGGGCGTTCTCATCGGCGAGCCGAAGAAAGGGAAGAGCACGCTGGCCGTGCAGCTCTCTCTCTGCATCGCCACGGGGAAAGACTTCATCGGCCGCTACACGTACCAGACGCCGACACTCTATCTCGCGGCGGAAGGCGCGCGCGGCGCGTTCCAGTCCCGCGTCCGCACGGCAGCGAAGACGCTCGGCGTGGACGAGCGCGCGGTCCAGTGGCATATCCATCCCGTGGGCTTCACGGACTGGACGATCACCGGCACGCCATTCCGCCGCCTGATCGACCGCTCGCGCGCCGGGTTCGTCGTCCTCGACACCTACCCGCTCTTCGCGACGCAGCCCTACAACGTAAACGAAGCCAGCGAGTGGCTCTCGAAGGTTCTCCTCCCGCTGCGCTTCATCTCCATCGAGACGGGCTGCACGTTCCTGCTGATTCATCACATGGGGAAGAACGGCGACAAGACCGGGTGGCAGAAAGTCCTCGGGACAACTCGCCAGTTCGGTGACACGGATTTCTTCTGGCGCTTCGAGGCCCACGAGGACGAGGTGAAATACCGCGTCCTCAACGTCGATGGGAACAAGTACGCCGACGAGTCGGAGCCTACCGTCCTGGACTTCCGTAAGACGGAAGCGGTCTATTCCGTCGTGGCGTGGGGGTGACGTGTGGCGTGGGAGTTCGTCAAGGTCTACGTTTCGATTCTCGACTCTTCCATCGCGAAGCACGTCCGGACACGACACGTCTTCGAGGATCTCCTCAAGGTCGCTCGCCCCGACGGTACCGTCGACATGACGGTGGACGCGATCGTGCGGAGGACGGGAGAGGATGAGAAGGTCGTGCGTGAGGCAATCGCAGAGCTTTGCTCCCCCGACCCGGAATCGCGCACGGAGGAGTTCGAGGGACGCCGCCTCATCCCCCTGGCGGGCCGCCCGTTCGGATGGTGGATCGTCAACTACCGGAAGTATGTCGAGCGCGGGGGATCGGCCGAACGCGTCCGCCAGTACCGGGAGCGCGTCGCGGCAGAGCAGGCGAAGGACGCCCCTCCGGAGAGCCCCGACGAGACGGACGCCACGCCAGTACCACGGACCCGCGCCGGAGCACAGAAGGAAGTCCTCGCCCTCTACGTCGAGCTTTGGATGGAACGCTACCCAGGCAAGGACAGCGCGGGTGGGCCGCTGCGCCCGACGATCCGGCCCGGTGACATCGTGCCGGCGTGGAACGCTCTCGCGAAGCTCCCCCCGGATGAGCGGCTGGCAATCGTCCGCGAGTACCTTCACGACGACGATCCGCTCGTCCTCCGCAGCTACCACCGCCTGGGGTTGCTCACGGTTCGCTTCGATGCTCTCCGGCTGAAGCTCTCGGGGCTCGCGGACCCACGGAAGAAAGTCACGGCGGCTGACCGCGAGAAGGCTGCCACGAAAGCGACGATCGAACGGGCGCGGACGAAAGCCGCGCAGAAAGGGGGCGTCTGATGGGACGCTTCGGGAAGCGACGGAAGGAAAAGGCTGACCCCAAGAAACGGTACGACCTCATCTCGAAGGACACGGATGAGGGGCGCTACGTCTACGAGCTGATCAAGGACGTTCGGGAGGAGCACGCGAAGGATCTCACCCACGCGAGGATCGGCGCCGCGTGGATCGTCGGGAAGCGCCCCGACAAGGATGGGCGCGTCACGCTCGGGAAGATGAAGAAGTCGAGCGAGCTGGAGAAGAGCCTTCACCACCTCGACGCCATCGTTCTTCTGAACCAGGACGCGTGGAGGAGGCTGCTCCCGAACCAGCGCGTGGCTCTCATCCATCACGAGCTGTGTCACCTCTCCGACGTCACGGGGCCTGAAGGCGAGGCCCTCTTTGACGGTCACGGTGAGCGGCGCTGGAGGATCGTGCGGCACGACATCGAGGAGTTCCGCGCCGTCGTCCACGCCCACGGGTGCTACACGTCGGACCTCGCCTCGCTCGTGCGTGCCGCAACCGAGAAGGACCCGCAGATGAAGCTCTTCAACGGCGTGCCAGAGAAGGCGATCCCTCCACCGGAGGAAGACGCCGAAGCCACCCCCGCTCCGAAGTCGAAGGCGAAGCTCCGCGCGGTCAAGTAGCGATGCCGGTCTCCTTCCGCTGCCCGCTCTGCGGAGAGGAGCACGAAACCTCCGGCCTCCGGATGCGCTGCCCGAATCGGAAGCGCGCCCGCGAGGCCGGGGGCGACGTGGCGCTCACGCTCTCGAACCTCGAAGCTGCCGCCCGCCGGACCCGCTGGGAGATGCACTACCTCCGGGACGTGACAGCGATCGGCATCCCGGCTCCAGAGCGGGAGTTCCGGTTCCACCCGACCCGGCAGTGGCGCTTCGACTTCGCGTGGCCGGCGTCGCTCTTCGCCGTCGAGGTTGAGGGGCTCGTCCCCCGCTTCGGCCGGGACGGGGAGGAGCGGCAGGGGCGCCACCAGACGATCCAGGGGGCGCAGGGGGACCTAGAGAAGTACGCCGAGGCGGTCCTCCTGGGGTGGCGGATCCTGCGGGTCTCCCAGAAGGACGTCGAATCAGGGCGGGCGCGCCTCTGGACGGAGCGGGCCTTCGCCGCCGGGCTGATTCTGGCCCCGGCTCCGGTCCCGGCTGCCGCCCGGAAATAGTTTCCGGGATGCCAACTTTCCTCTTTACACCGCGGAAACGCGGCGCTATATTTCTAGGCGTCCGGAGACACCGGACGGAACGAAAGGACGAGATCATGAAGACCGTCACCATCACGACCGAAACCGGCACCGTCCAGTACCAGCTCGTCAACGGCTCCGCGCTCCCGGCCATCAAGGCGGGGCACCTGACCTTCGAGACGAGGAGCGGCGTCCAGAGCATCCCCGCCGGGGCCGTCCTGGACTTCACCATCGAGGCGAGCCGCGCCGGGTCGAAGAGCGACAGGATCAAGTCGGAGCTGAGCGGCGCGCTCGACAACCTCAGCGCCCTCGCTGCCACCGTTCACGACGAAGCGAACGGCTCCACCGACCCGGAGGACGCTTCGTTCTCCGGCGCGCTCGTCGCCTATGCCGAGGCGTTCGGGGAATTCGCCGTCCAGAAGGCGAAGGCGGAGAAGTTCTTCGAGCGCCGCGCGGAGACGGAGCGCAAGCGCGCCGCTGGCGAAACGAAGCCGCGCACAAAGAAGGCTGCGCCCGCCCCGGCCCCCTCCCCCGCCTCCTTCACGCCGGACGAGCCGGACGCCACGCCGACCCCGAAGGCGCGGAAGGCCGCGAAGAAGTAACGCGGAGGGCGCCCCTTCGGGGGCGTAACGCGGCGGGCCGGTCCCCAGCCCGGCCACCAGCGGAAGGAGAAGCGATCATGACGGAACTGACCTTCAGCACGGCTCCCCTCCGGAGCGACGAGCACGTCTTCATCGGGGCGCAGGCCAGCGGGTCTCTCCGCGAGCGCGCAGCGGGGAGACTCCAGCACTACATCGACAACGGCATCCAGCGTGCGACCTCCGCGCTGGAGACCATCGAGCGCGACATCCCCTCCGATACTGTGATCGGGACGGACGTCCTCGGCGTCGAGGCCACGGAGAGCGGGCTGGACCTGATGATCCGCCCGCAGCGCCAAGCCCCCGGCGCGCTCCTCGACGCGATCATCACGGGGCAGGACCAGCGGCGCAGGCTCCACGACAACGCCATCGCGCAGGCTGCCGGGCGCGTCGGGCTCCCCCTCGGCTACGCCAACGACCTGCAGGGCACGGAGTGGGGGAAGGCACTCCTCGCGCAGATTCTCACGACCCACTTCACGGAGGACCCGTCCCGCGTCCTCGTCCGGTGCGTCCGGGAGAGCGCCCGCGCGTTCCTCTCCGACTCCTACCGCCGCCTCGACGCGCGCCCGATCATCGGGTCATTCGTCTCCGCCGCCTCCGATCTCGGCGCCGTCGTCTGCGACGGGCTCATCACCGACCTCCGCGTCCGGGTTTCCGCCGTCATGCCGACGGTGATGTGGATCAACGGCGACCCGGTCGTCTTCGGGGTCTCCCTGACCACGTCCGACTTCGGGCGCGGGCGCCTCCTCCTCTCCGCCTTCACGCTCCGCCTACTCTGCCTCAACGGCGCGACGGGGGAGAGCTACCTCCGTCAGGTCCACCTCGGCGGGAAGCTCCCGAGCGATCTCCGGCTCTCCGAGCGCACCTACGCTCTCGACACCGAGACGACGGCGAGCGCGGTACACGACATCCTCAAGCTCAACATGACTCCGGAAGTCCTCGGCGTGCGGGCGCAGAAGGTCGCGGATGCGCAGGCCGTGAAGGTCCAGCCCGACCAGACCCTCCCCCTCCTGAAGAAGTCCCTCTCCCACGCGGAGCACGACGGCGTGACGCACGCCTTCATGTTCGGCGCCGACGACGTCGTCCCGAGCGGAGCCAACGCGTGGCGGCTCTCGCAGGCCATCTCCTACGTCGCCGGGCAGGCGAAGCGCGCGGAGCGGCGCCTCGACCTGGAGCGGTTTGCCGGGGCGATCCTCGACAACCCGACCGCTCGCATCGCTGCGCTCGTCTCCTCCGTCGAGGACGAGGTACGGGTGGCGGCGTGAGGAGCATCCGCCACTTCGCCCGCAACGACGCGCGCCGGATCGCGCTCCTCGAGAAGCGAGTCGACCGCCTCGTGGTCGCACTCGCCCGGTACGGGACGCACGAGCGGGAGTGCAAACGGAACGGCTTCGGCGCGATCCTTGACCTGCTAGACGGGGCGCTCACGCGCTCGTGCTCCTGCGGCCTGACGGCCCTGATCGAAACGAGAGGTGAGCTGTGAAGGAAGCCGCGTGCCGCTCCTGCGGGGCGCCGATCGTCTGGACCGTGACGATGAACGGGAAGCGGATGCCGGTGGACCTCGACCCCGTCGGGGACGTCCCCGGCGCAATGCTCTTCCGCGTAGAGGAGGACCCGTCGAACGGGGACCTCATCGCGGAGTTCATCAAGCCCGACCAGCGGTATCGCGAGCCGGAGCTTTACGTCTCCCACTTCGCCACGTGCCCGAACGCGGCGCAGCACCGGGGGACGCGATGAACGGCGACAACATCCGCATCTCCTGCGAGCGCTGCGGGCGGGTTCTCCCGCTGCCGCAGCTCGACTACTGCGCGCTCGACCCCCTCAAGGCATTCGACGAAGGCGCAGAGCACGCGCGTATTCAGCGAATCGCCACCATCGCGCAGCTCGCGCACGAGTGGGCGAAGGCGCGACGGGCACGGCTCGTCTTCACATATCCGCCGTTCCGGGAATGCGAGAGCCCGATCCCAGAAGGCCCCGAGTCCGGAGAGACGCCGTGCCTGCACACGCACGAGGTCTTGTCGGAGCGGGACCTACGCCCGGACATGTGCCCGCCCTGCCGCGAGGCTGCGGAAGCGATCATCGAGCGCCGCAAGCTGGCCGCGAAGCTCTCGGGCCTCTCCGCCCGCCTCGAGCGCGCGTGCCTAGGGCCGCGAGAGAAGAAAGGAGCCTCCGATGTATGACCGTCCCGTGAGCTTGCCCGGGTCTGTCCGCGTCCCGGACACGCAGCACCTCATCCCTGGAGGTGAGGGGAACATCCCGTGGGAGTGGACGGGTCCCGGCGAGCAGACGATCCGCTGCGTGCGGGATGGCTGCTCATGCCGGTGGGTCCGTACCGTCGACCCCGTCACGCTCTCGGCCGGGATCGCCTCCTACCGCGGGAACACAGATGCCGGCGCGACGACGACTCCGCCGTGCCCCGACCAGGGGATTCCGTTTTGAAGCGCGACCCGCTCCTCGACTACGGCAACCGCATCCGCCGTCACCGCACGTGGACGGATCGCCTCGTTACCCTCGGCCTCGTGCTCTTCGCTATCGCCCTGGCGCTGGCGCTTCTCGGAGAGACGCGATGAGCGAGCGCCACGCCTGCCTCCAAGCCGCCGCCGTCACGCTCCTCCTCTGCTGGATCGGCTTCCTTCTCGGCTTCATCGCCGCCGTCATCTGGGCCGCGTGGGGTGGGTGGTGAAGCTGAAGACCGTCCCCGCCAAGTGCCACCGCTGCGGCTCCATGTTCCAGGCCGTGGACTGGAAGCCGCTTCGCCGAATCCGCGAACGCGCCGGGCTCTCCCGCAACGAGATGGCGGAGCGGCTCGGGATTTCCGTCTACTACGTCTCCGCGATCGAAACCGGCACGCGCCGCATTACCGCCGCCATCGAGGCGGCATACGAAAGGCTCGCATGAGAAAAAACGACTTCGTCCACCAAGTGGTGATCGCCCTGGCGCGGAGGCGAGACAACGCGACGGCAGCAGGGCTCGCGCGCTTCGCGGATCTCCTCGCCAGCGACCTCGCGATGTTCGCGCCGTTCGATGAGGCCCCTGCCATCGACACGCGCGAGGCAGAGCGGCTCACCGCCATCAACGAAGGGCTCCGACAGGCCGTCGCGAAGACCTGCACGGTCACGGATGCGCTGCGCCAGGAGAACGACTCGCTCAAGGAGCGGGCCGCGCGGGCGGAGGAAGCCCAGCGCTACGCCGAGAGGATGCTCGCGATCCTCGTCTACTCGATCGCGCCACTCCGCCGCGCGCCTTCTCCTGTCACCGTGCCGAAGGCAATCGAGGAGGACGCGATGGCGTATATCCGCGTCGGCGGGTACGCCTCCGTCGGTCACTCGCCCAATGGGGTCACGTTCACGTTCGTCAATGCTCCGGCCACGAAGGCCGAGGTGCCGCAGTGAAACCGCAGAGCGTCTACTTCACCGTCGATCTCAGCCAGCGACCGCCCGCCGAGTCGAAGCGCGGCGTGCTCATCCGGGCATTCCAGTCTGCCGCGAAAGACGCGATTGAGGCCGCGATGGAAGAGGGCTCCCTCCCCGACGTCGTCCTCGTCATGGTCACGCTCGCGCCGAAGCCGGTCCTGCCGGAGGAGCCGGGGCCGGAGGAGCCGACAACGTGACCGCGCCGACCGGGCGGGTCTACCCCGCGAAGGTGACGCAGCGGGACCTCACACTGCACCGCCAGGCTGCTGCCGCCCTCACGCTCTCGAACTGGCGGGACATCGAAGGGGCGACGGAAGTGCTCAAGGACCTCCGGCACCGGATCGCATGCGCCGAGCGGTACGAGGAGATGAGGGCGAAGCGGCTCAGCGCGATCGAGAAGCTCATCGTCATCAATGACCTCCGGCGCTGCGTTATGGACGCCGCGTCGGACGGGCGGGTGGAGGGGGCTGCTGCCCTCGCCCGTGCCCTCGTCCGGATCACCCGCGACCCAGCCTGACGCCCCCCCCGGAAAGCGCTACGGCGGGAGGTTGAGAGCCTCCCGCCGTTTTTCGCTTCCGTGGCCGGCAGGAGCCAGCCGACTTCCGGGGGTTACGTTGCCCAGCGCCAGCCCGCCCGGTCAGCCCTAACGGGCGGGAAACCGGATTCTCGGACTACCACGTTCCCGCGCTAGCGTCCCCGAAGGAATTGACGAGCGCTTTCGCCCTGAGAGTCACGGTCAGGGCGTACCCCGTCCGCTGCTTCCCGAGGACGGGGACGGGCTCCCAATCGCTTTCGGGGAACATCCCCCGCCAGACGTTACAGGTCTCCGCGTACGCGTTGAACTCGAGGGCGCAGTAGGTCTCACTCCTGACCGCCGCGTTGTAGTACATGAAGAGGTTTGCGAAGCCCGACTTGCCGTCTGCTGTCACGAGGTCGAAAACGAGGTCCACCTCGGGGCGAAAGCCAAGGAACTTCTTCCTCGTCTCCCACGCCAGGTTCACGTAGACGATCTCCTCGCGCGGGTACCTCGGGGTGCTGCCGTTGAGGATGATGCCCTGCGCGTCGGAGTCAGGAAGCCAGAGCTTCAGCGGCCCCGCGATGACGGCGCCTGCGGAGTTGACGAGGCGGATGGCCGGCTTGAATCGGTAGAACGCCATCGTTTACATCTCCAGGCCCTGCACGTGGGCGGTCCCGTGCTGCGGGCGAATCACGGCGCTGATGATTTGGAAGGTCTTCACGACGCCGTCCACGCTCGCCGTGAATATGCGCCCGACCTCATACCGGCGACCGTCGAGCTCGTGCTCCACGTCGAGCAGCGCGAGCTTCCTGCCGAGGTACCCGAGCGTGTTCTGCGCGAGCGCCTGCGCGAATGAAGTCGTCGTCACGAAGCGGCTCGCGTTGTCGAGGGCCTGCTCCGTCCCCTTGAAGGAGTCGAGCCCCGCCGAGCCGGTGATCGTGTCGTCCGTTTCGTTCTCGACGGTGACGTGCTTCACAGTCTTGTACCAGATGGCCGCTCGCCGGAAGAGGTAGCACCCAGCGTCGTCAATCCGCGTTGAGCCCGTCCCTACGCCCGTGTCGATCGTCCGCGCAGAGAACGCGGCGCGCGAGCGGAAATGCGTGTCGAGCCCCGCGTCCACGAAGAAGAAGGCGTCAACCGTAACCCCGAGCTGCGCGAGCACGTCGGCGCAGGAGAGTCCCTCCGTGTCGAGGTACGGAATCAGGCCGGTGAAGGAGTACGCGATCCACCAGACGTTGCCGCCGCAGAGCGCGACCATCGGCCACGCGCCGGACGGCGGCGACGGTGTGCGGATGCACGTGAGATCGTAGCCGCCCGCCAGCGCGCCGTCCGCCTGGATCTGAGTCGGGATGTAGTTCGCGCGCGGGTCGAGGCCGCTGCTCGCGTAGGAGAGCAGCTCTACGCCGCGCGTTTCGGATACGGCGAGCGCGTACCAGAATCCGTCGCCTGGGTTGAAGGTCAACGTGTAGGGCTGAAATCCCACGGGCAGCGGCATGGCCTGCGTGAAGATAGGTACGCCGAATTCCGTCAGATCCCATATGTGCGCGGTGGGGGTGGCGTCCCGCTTCGTGTCGATGGAGAACACGCCGTTGCGCCGGACCTTCCCGCGCATCGTGCCGATAGCTGTGTACCCGGTGAGATCCGACAGCGAGACGTATGCCGTCGTGTAGCCGGTCGCGCTTGTCCCGTCGGGGTGCGTGAATACCAGCTTCCCTGCCGACGAGCGGATGCCCGTCGAGTAGATCCCGATCGTCTCGCCGATCTCGTTGTGGAGATTGTTCGGCGTGCTGATGACGCCCGACGCGACGGTAACGGAATGGGTGAACGTCCACGTGTACCCGTCCAGCGTCTGCTCTCGAAGGAGAAGCGTGCTCGCGGTGTAGTAGCCGAATGAGTCGGGTTCGCCAGAGATCCGGATGCGGATGCCGAAGCGGTAGCCTGGAGGAGAAGGCGTCCCCGTCGTCAACCAGTAGTGCCAGAACGTGTAATCGTAATCCGACCCGCTGGGAGACTGCTCGAAGCGCGGGCCGTAGACGAGGTACCCCATTGTCGTGAAGACGTTGTCGTCGGTCCAGTCAACCGGCTCCGACGAACGATTCTGGAGGTAGTTCGGCGCAGCAACCCAGTTCCCGAGCGGCGGGTCATATTGGATGTATGTCCCGCTCGTCGTGCCGATCACCGGGTAATACCGCTCCAGCGAGAAGACGTTCGGAACGACCGATTGCGGATACCCAACGAGGCCCGTGACCGTCGGTCGCGTCGCGAACGGCGACGACGCGAGCGAGATCGGGATGACGTTGAAGTTGCTCGCCGTCGGGTACGCGAGTCCTGCCGCAGCGAAGAGCGTATTGACGGCGTTCTGGAGCGTTACGTTCCGGTAGTACGGGGTGAGAAGCGTGATCGCCGCACCGCCGAGCGGGGGAGCTTCCATGCCTTCGACGGAAAGCGTGAACACCGGATAAGGCGGGGTTACGAACGTGGACGAGACGGTGATTACCTTCACCTCTTGAATCGACCCGCCGCCCATGTCGATCCCGATCACGTCGTCGGTCACGTACTCGCACGTCGTCTGCGCCGTGGACTTCTGAATCGTGATCGTCGCGCGCCACGCGTTACCCTGCGCGTCCGCGACAAACCACCCGCTCGACGCGGGCCGCTTGAACACGCCGCCGTCTGCGCTCGTGCGCGCGAGCAGGCCCGCTTTGCCGATCGCGGTGAACCCGGCCCAGCCCTCGCGGGTGTCGATCTGAAGCGACGTCGGGAGGATGAACCCCGTAAAGATCGGGATGCCTTCGAGCTTGATCTCTATCGCCCACGAGAGGTCGTCCGGCTGAATCGTGTCGAACCACGAGAGGCGGAACTCGTCGACCGTCCCCTCGTGGATCTTGAGTTGGATGTCGGGCGCGACGTAGGAGTTGGTTTCGGCGGGCGCTTCGATCGCTTCGGTAATCTCGATAGTCGTCCCGGCGTCCACGCAGGCGGCGACGTTGCGCCACTGCCCGAGGCTCGGGAAGTAGATGGTGCACTGGATGTTAGGGAGGCTCACTCGTTACCTCGACGTCCGCGCTGTGCGGCGCTGCCCTTCGACGGTCTTGTTGACGACGGCGAGCCGCCGCGCGAACTGCGCCATCGAATGCTGATCGCTCGGGTTGAGGAAGCCCTGGACGGAGATGTTGTAGTTGTTCGTGGAGCGGTTGTCATAGGTGTTCCCGCGCCCCGCGCCGCGCATCCCTTCCGACCACCCGGCGCTCGCCCCGCTGCCGAACTTGCCGACCATGTCCATAGCCCAGCGACGCCCTCCCGCGACGGCAGCCGCGTCATACTGCGCGTTGTCGAAGCCCTTCCCCACGGTGACGTCACCGCTGCCGCTCGGCTGAACGCTCTGGATCTTCGCGATCTGCGCCGCGCCGGAGACGGCAGCGAAAGCCATCAGCCAAACGTTCGGGGAAGCCTCCGTGATCGCAGCTGCCGTGTTTATCATCGCTTCTGCGAGTGCCAGCTCCTTGCTCTCTCCGAAGAGCGCACGCCCGAGCCCGACCGTTGCGCTCGCGAGCCGAAGACCCATCTGTGCCTTCTCTTTCGCCACCTCTCTCTCGAGCATGGCCTGATCTTTGATCCGCTGCGTCTGAGCGTCCATGAACCGCTCGCGCTCCTTGTCCAGCTCCTTCTCGAGTCGCGAGTCTTCCTTGGCCCCGTACTTCTTCAGCGCGAGCTTGGCCGCTTCGTACTTCTCCCATGCCTTAGCCCGCTCCTTTATGAGCCCCTGTTCGAACTCGAACATCTTCCGTTCGTAGTCCTCGAACTCCTTCAGCGCCGGGCCGTACTGCCCCTTCCCTATGTCTCCGCCGCCGGACTTGTCGCCGCCGCTCCCACCGATCGCCTTCGGCGTGGTGTTACCAAGCTCAATCGCGGCGCGTGCGCCAGCCCAAATGTCCTCGATCTTCTTCGCTGCCGTCCGCGCGCCCTCGACGATAGAGTCCGTCGCGCCCTTCGCTTCTTTCCCCATCCCGACGACGGCAGCCTTCATCCCCTCGACGTCGCCGGTCACGAGCGCCTTCATGTAGGAGCCGAACTTCCCGAGCATCCCGTAGACGCCGACGAGCGCGTCCGCCACCATGCGCCACGCGCCATCGAGGGCGGTAAAGAACGAAAGGACGAGCTTGATTACGACTTCGAGCGACGGGGTGACGCGCTCGACAGTCTCATTCCGAACGTCCTCCCAGCCCTCCTTCAGCCGGTCCAGTTCGACCTTGAGGCCCTTCGCGTTCTGGGCCGCACCCCCGAAAGAGGACTGGATGCGGTCGAGTGCCTGTTGCGCGGTGAGAGTAGAAGCCGTGTCCTCATCGGTCGCGAGCTTCAGCGCAACGAGAGCGCGGGTCTTCCCCTGCGCCGCGCTCGTGACGAGCTGCATCGACTCTTCATACGTCTTCCCCGACCCGACCGAGACGTCAGCAGCGAGGCGCGCGAGGTCCGTCGCGTTCGCCACGTCGCCGGTCGCGTTGTAGAGGGCGACCATTCCCTTGATCGCCGCGTCGTCGTCGACACCAGCCGCCTTCTTCAGCGACTCGGCCATCCCGACGATCTTCCCGCGCACGACGTCGAAGCTCTCGCCGTTGCGCTTCGTGGCCCGCTCGAGCTGATTCATCGCCTGCTCGAGAGCTGCGACCTGTTCGAAGCCCTCCTTGAACTGCTGCCAGACGGCGCCGGCGGCGAGAAGCCCCGTGAGCTGCGCCTTCAGATTCTCGGCCGTGAGCCCGAGGTCTTTCGCTGCTGATTCCGTCTCCTTGACGTGGCCCTTCGTCTTGTCGAATGCCGCGTTCGCAGCGGTCGTACCGGACCCGTCGAACGTGGTCTTGATCGGTACGTGAAGGCCGTCGGTTGTGGTCTCAGCCATCGGTGCCCTCTCGCGCCTTCCGGATCAGCTCTCGCAGCTCTTCCGGGATCTCGTCCACGTACTCGACGCCGGGGAGCGGCCCGCCCTGCGGGTGATGGCTCTGCGTTGCCGCGTCGTCCTGTGCCTCAGCCTTCGCGCGGAGCGCAGCCACGAGCCGGTAGAAGCCTTCGAGCCTCATCATGGCGAGCTGCTCGACGGTATGCCCCGTCTCTTTCGCTACGGCGATCAAACCCTGCGCGATGTCGTCGGGGTCCGGAAGTTCCTCCCCCTCTTCGACCGGCTCACCGAAGCGAATGGCGTTCGCGATGTACGCCCAATCGTGCCCGTCCGCGAACAGGAGGAAGAGCTTCGAGAACTCCAGCTGGCTCCCGTGCTCCTTCCAGACTGCCGGCGTCACGCCCGGGACGACGAGCGCCACGGCTGCCCCGGCGGAGGCTGCGCGGTAGAGACGGCGCCCGATGTGGAAGCGGTCCACGAGCCACCAGAAGAAGCGCCTGCCAGGAAGCCCATGAAGGATGGACTGCCGGAGGAGGTAGCGCATGACGCGGACGCTGCGCGGCGGAGTCGTCTTGTACTCCGCGAGGAGGCCCTTCGTAAGAGCCTCCGTGTCGAGACCGAGGAGCCGCTGGAACCGCCCGAGCGTGAGAGGCGGCACGGGGAACTCGCGCTCCCCGAGCCGCAGCACGCCGAGCGGCTCCAGCGACCACGCGTCGATCAGCCCTCGTACCACTTCAGGACCTTGCCGAGCGTGGTGATCGAAAGGTCCGTGTAGCAGCGGATGGTGAGCTGCATCGCGGACTCCTGCGTTTTCGAGAACTTGATCGGCGCCGCGTTCACGACGACGCCCTTGAAGATCTGGATGACGCTCGCGCTCGCTGCCGACTGCGGAGGCGGGAGCCCGCGCCACACCCACTGGTTGTAGACGACGCCGACCTCTTCGCCGAGGAGGAGCGTGCCCGCGTTGTCCGTGCGGTCGCCGCCCGTGATGCGGGTTACGGGAAGGCCGAGGAGCACCTGAAGGTTCTTCAGCGTGAGGTCGAGTACGGTGAACTTGAAGGTGTAGTCCTCCTTCGTCCGCATCGTCCCGACCGCGCCGAGGGCCTGGTCCCCCTCGAAGTCGTGAAACGTCATCTTCGGATCGAACTCGAAATCCCCCTTCGTCATGCCGACGTGGCGGAGGTCCGCCGTGTCGGCGCCCGCGTTGGCGTACGTGCCGACGTAGAGGTCGCCAGCGCCACGGCGGAAGTTGCGATCGGAGAGTGCCTGTGCCGGGAAGCTCAGAGCCATGGGATCCCCCTTCTATGGGTTCAGTCGCGAAAACGAATACGTGATCGCGTAGGTGAGAGTGCAGAAGCCCGTCGGCCAATCCGCCGGAGCTTCGGTTGACTGCGCCTTCAGTGTCGTCGTGATCTCGCCGCACCTCCTCCGCGCCGGCTCGGGGAACTCCGCGCTCGTCCAGTAGGGGAACGCCTCGATGGCGACGATGAGGTCGGCGCGGAGCTTGTTGAGCTCCTCGCGCACGGGAGGATTCCCGCCGGTCCCGGCGTCCCCCGTCGAGACGTAGCCGATGAACGAAACGGGTACCTCGACGTGGTAGAGATCGTCATCTGAGACGGTGACGACGTCCTCCTGCGCGGAGTCGACGAGCATCTCGACGGCGGGGAATGCGAGTTGAGACATGCGGGCTTCGGGGATCGCCCGCGAGAAGACGCGCCCCCCAAGGTCCGTCTCGATGACGCGCTGCGCGGAGCCGTTCGGGAACGCGAAGATGACGCCCGGGGCGATCGTCGCCACGCAGGCTTCGAGGTGCTGGAGAAGGACTTCACGGCGGTCGGTCATACGGTCGCCTTCATCTTCTCTTCGGCCTTCGTGATGCGGTCGCGGTGAATCACTTTCACCTTGTCGCGGATCTCTTCGAGAGAGGAGCGGGCGTAGCGGCGCTCCTTGAGCTTCGTGTGCTGCTGGCGCGTGAAGGTATGGACGACCGCCATCCCTTCAGACGCGAGAACGACGCCAGTTCCGCCGCGTCGATAGTTCGCCGCGCTCTTGCGGTACGTGTCCCTGCTCGCCTGCCGCCGGCTGTGCGCCCGGACCTGAACGGCCTTGGTGACGTCCACACCGAACTCGTGCGCTATGGCGTAATTGAGGTTCGTGCCGCCGCCGCCGAGCCATCCATCAGGGAGCGCGACGGGCGGGACCTTCGCAGCCCACGACCGCAGGAGCGTCCCGGAGATCCGGTTGAGCACCTGGCCCCGGAGCTTCTCGGTCTTGATCCGCTCGATGAGGGCCTTGCTCGCTTCCATGTTGGCGAGACGCATCTGCTCCACGAAGACCTTTGGCGCGATCTTCATCAGCCGCTCGGCGCGGTCGAAGTCCGACGTGTCGATCGTCGTGTAGATCACGACCGGCCCGCCGTGCGCTGCCAGGAGTCGATGACGGTCCGCGAGAACTTCGGCGGCTCGTCGCTGAACGTGACGCTCTGCGCTCCCATCGACTGCGAGGAGATCCCCGCCCTGTCGCGATTCTTGAAGATCAGCGAGCCCCAGAGGACGGCCGCCTCGAAGAGATCAGGCGGGACGATCGCGAAGCCAGCCGTGTAGGTGACGATGACGGAGCCGGGGCCGCTCGGGAACGGCATCCCGTCCGTACGCAGGATCATGGCGTCGCTCGCGATGACGACCTGCGGCGGCGGGTAGACCGGCTCATCTGCACGCCCGACGGTGAGCGCTTCTCCCTGGACGGAGACGCTCGTCAGTGTGATGACGGGGTCCCAGCGGAGGAAGAGAGCTTCGAGGCCCCGCCCGTTGTAGCCCTCTACGTGGTCGACGGGCTCGAGGTCCCGTCCGATGCGGCGCTCGATGGCCGCCTGCACGCCGCGCCCGATGGACGCGAGGAGCGCACCGTAGGTCGTCGTCGCCGTCGCGTCGAGGGAGAGGTGCTCCGCGAGCGCCTTCGACCAGTCAAGTGCCATCCGTTCCCCCTTGTGAAAAGGGGGCGGAGGTTTTCTCCGCCCCCTTCGTCCGTGGCCGCGTTACGTGGGCGGTCAGTTGGCGATGCCGGTCAGCTTGAACGACGCGAAGGGAGCGTAGTTGACGAGGGCGCCCCGGGCGTAGATGCCGAACTCCGCCGCGCGCCTCGCCTTGGCGAAGTCCTCGCGCCGGTAGTCCCAGCACATCCGCATCTTGAAGTTCGCGGCGACTCCGCTCTGCGGGTAGTACTCGCCGAGGTTCTGGCAGACGCCGAGCACCGTGCCGGGGACGGCGTCGGGGTGGACGAGGAACGGGATGATCCGGTCCCCGAAGTAGGGGTTGATCACGCCCGTGAAGGAGATCCCGCCGACGAGCTTGCCCTGCCCGAACTCCGCGTTGAGCCTGGCGGCCGGAGCGGAAGCGGCAGCGATGGCCGTTGCGGCAGCGTCACGGTCGATGGCGTTCATGAGGAGGAAGTCCGGGGAGACCTTCTTCGAGGTCCACATGTACCGGAGCGCGTCGCTGATCTGCGTGATGCCGCCGCGCCCGTCAGCGGTGAACGGCTGGTTCGTGTAGGGGACGACGTAGGCGCCGTTGGCCGCCGAGATCAGGCTGTAGTAGCCGTCGAAGTCGAGAGCGTTGGCGGTCGTGTCCGTGGCGTTCGCGCGGTTCGTGCCGACGGGGAGAGCCGACACCACCGCGTAAGGCGTGGTGTAGGTGCCGACGTAGAGGCTGTTGGCGATACCCGTGGTGTCGGTCACGTAGACGTTGTAGGCCACGGCGTTCGCCTTCGGCGTCCACGTCAAGGCGACGGCCTTCGAGCCCGCGCCGCTGGCGGCGGTCTTGAGCGTGACCTGAGCGCCGGTCGTCTCGCCGTAAGCATCGACGCCCGCGGTGACGGTGCCCTGGCCCTTCGAGCCGATGGCGTAGCCGCGCAGGATCAGCGCGGTGACGTGGAAGAAGTGGTCCGTGTTCACCACGAGCGAGCCGACCGTGTCGGCCGGCTGAACGGTAGCCTTCGCGATGCCGGCGACGTTGCCGAGGGCCGTGATGTTGCCGCCGAGCATGAGCAGCTCTTCGGCTCTCATCATCCCCTGCATGTTGGCGAGGGTGGAGAACTCCCGGTTGTTGAAGTCCTGCCCCTCGTAGTTCCCGCCGAACTCGGCCTCCGGCGTGAGGAATCCCTCCATGCCGTAGGTCTTGAAGTAGAACGTCTTGTCGACCTCGTCGAATGCCATGGCGCTGTTGCGCCCCGTGGCCCCGCCAGCGACCGCCTCGGCGACGGACGGCCAGAGGTTCGCCGTGTTGATCGCCGTGATGCTGCGGAACGTGGTGGACGGCCCGCCCTTCGTCTCGCGCGGAGTCGAGTTGCGGAGCGGAGTGAGGATCGGGTAGACGAGCTTGGCCGGGGCGTCGAGGGGGATCGGCATGAGGCCGAGCCCGGAGGTGACGCCGACGTTTCCGGAGACGTCCTTCTGGAGCCGGTCCTGCTCGTCGTAGTAGCCGAACTCGCCGGAGATCGACTTGCGGACGGCGCCGAGGACGGCAGCGCGCTCGTCCGGCGACATGCCGCGGATGTAGGTCTTTTCCATTGAGGTGTTCCCTCTCAGCCGCGCGCAGCGCGCAGCATGTTCAGCTCGCGTTCGATGACGGGGCGCGTGAGCGTGTCCGCCTTGGCGAGCATGTTCTCGAGGACCCGCTCGGCCTCGCCGCGCTCGGGATGCCCGGCGAAGGAGGAAGCGGATGCGAACTTCATCGGGGCGCGGCCCGGCACCGGGAGGGAAAGCACCTTCTCGATTCCCCTCGTCACGTTGTCGACCGCTTCGCGGAACGACCGGACCTCGCCGATGTCGGCCTTGAGGTCGGCGACCGCCTTCGTCAGCGAGTCAACCTTCAGCGTGGCGTCCGGGGAGAGAACGGCCTCCGCCACGGCGGCGGGAGCAGGAGCGGGGGGGAGGGACTTCAGGAGGTG